AGGAACCCCTGAGTTCAATGAGGATAATGCAAAAGCACTTCAGCCGCAATGGAGGGTCATTTATTGCATCTATGATTATCGGGATGAAAAACATCAGGGCTTGAAACTTTGGGACATTGCGTATAAGTCCTTTGAAGAATACCTGATGACGAAAGCTGAAAATTCATCTGAAGGGCTGATTGTGTTCAGCGATCCTTTTGACGGTAGGATTATCGAGGTTGAAGGTAAGATAAAAAAGATTGGGAAAAATGACTACATTGAACCTGCCGGTCTTACTTTTTTAAAGCGTCAAGATCCATACACAGAGGATGATGTGGCTAATAACTTCCCCCTTGATCAAATGCTGATTATCCCGACCGTTGAAGAGGTAACCCGGCTGCATTTGCAGATGGATTCTGAGCCGCAACAGGAACCCGAAAAGCAACAGGAACAACCATCAAGACGCCGACAATCTGCCCCACAAACTACGGTTAATCTATGTATTGCCGGTGGTATCCTGGGTAAGGATCAATATCAGTTTGCCCAGTGCAATGACGCTTGTCCGGATGACGTATTTGCAAAGTGTTCAGAGGAAGCTAAAAAGCTGGAAGGTAAGGCGCTGGAACCTGGAGTTGATCCTGCCGCCATGAATGCCTCTGAGCAGTCGCCAGAACCCCAACAGCAAACGCAAAGGCGTAGGCCGGTAGAAACGCCAGCTCCACAGCAGACAACCGCGCCAGCGGCTTCAGAAGCCCCACAGAGAAGGCGGCGATAGTTATGGATAAAATCACGACAACAGAGGCTATGGTTGTCGCTGCGGATCATGGTTGCCCGGTAACACGGGTGACCATGATCAATTGGCTAAAGCGGCACGAGATAGGGGTTAAGGTTGGGGGTCGATGGTTTGTGGATAAAGTAAAGTTACTTGAATTTTTAAAGGGAGAAGGAAATGGAAAAACCAATTGACGGCGATACATTGTATTTTCATGAATTTGAAAGATATGTAAAGGATCATTTTGCACCTCCAGATGATTTAATAAAACACGAAGAGGCAGTAAAGGAATTATGGGAATGTTGGAAAAGGGCATTTTGTACCGGTGCCTTATCTGTGTTGGATAGAGCCTTGAAACATCAGGGAAAAACCTGAATTAGCGGAATTGTATGGCTGGGAAGATTTTGAAGCTGTCGCAGATGAAGATGGATGGGGTGAACAAACTGAAGATTGGATGCCGTGGTGGGAATGTTGGAAGGCCGGTTATATTGCAGCAATGAACGGGAGATAATAAATGACAGAAGAAATATCGAGACGAAGATCAACCCCTATCGAACAAGTTGCACAACAGATGAAGCAGAGGACACAACAACAGCCGGATATTGAAAGAGTAGATTTCATCAATACCGGCTGTACTGTTTTGAACCTTGCAGCATCTCAGAAGGGCAGAAAGGGTGGATGGGCCAGGGGTAGGATAATCAACATAGTTGGTGATGGTTCAAGCGGTAAAACCCTATTGGCATTAGAGGCATGCGCTCAGTCATTCTATAATCTCAAAAAGATCGAAAGTACTATTTGGCCAAAACCTAAAAATGTTCAGATTGTTTATAACAACGTTGAAGGCGTGATGGATATGCCTATCGACAGAATGTATGGGCAGGAATTTGTTGATGCCGTTGAATGGATACCGGATGGTAATGAAATCCGTGATGAACCGATGACGTGTGAGGCTTTTGGCCGGGATTTACTTGGCAGGATTGATTTATTGCAAAACGATGAATCTTTGATTTATGTCCTTGACTCTCTTGATTCTCTTACGACAGAAAAGGGAATGGATAGGATGGATAAGTCTATTAGATCAGGTAAGGCACTTGATGGGTCATATGGATCAGGCGTTGAAAGGGCTAAGTACTTATCATCGGAATTTTTTGGTTCGTTGTGTTCGCGCATGGGGGGTAAGGACGTTACTATATTTCTCATTTCTCAAGTGCGTGAAAAACTTGATGCAATGGCATTCGGGGAAAAGTATTATCGTGCTGGTGGCAAGGCGTTAGATTTCTATACACATCAGGTATGTTGGCTTGCTCAGATGGAAAAAATGAAATCAGAGTTTAAGGGTAAGAAGCGGATTTATGGGGTTAAAGTACGAGCAAAATTCAAGCGCAATAAAGTAGCAGTGCCTTTCCGGGAATGCGACTTTGATATTCTCTTTAATTTTGGCGTTGATGATCTGGGGTCATGCGCTGAGTTTCTTACCCCTGATGTGCTTAATGGGTTGCATGAAGGCAAGCGGTTATCTCGTGCGGATTTTGTTGACTTGGCAGATGAGAATCCAGAAATCCGGGAAAAATTGATTGATGCTGTTGAAAAGGAATGGCATTTGATTGAGGAAGAAACTAAGGTTTGTCGTAAGAATAGATGGGGGTGTTAATGAAAACATCTTCATGTAAGGCAAAGGGCAGAAGGTTGCAGCAATATGTTGCTAATATGATTTCATCTATAACGGGGATTGAATGTGGAAAGGATCAACTTATTCAATCCCGTGAAATGGGACAATCCGGTGTTGATGTTAAATTGATAGGGGAAGCTCAGAACGCTTACCCCTTTTCTATTGAGTGTAAAAACACGGAAACCTGGAGCTTGCCGGCTACAATCAAACAGGCAAAGACCAACGAGAAACAAGGAACTGCATGGCAGATATTCCTTGCTCGCAATCGGGTTTCTCCCATTATGGTTATGGACGCTGAAACGTGGTTTGAAATATGGCAGGAATTGCTTGAATTGAGAAAATTAAGGGAATTTAAAAGGAGGAAATAATTATGGCGATTAAATACATTTGCGATATTTGCGGTGGTGATTGTGAAGATTCGTCAAATCAATTTAGTGAAAAAATGAATGATTATGGGGGATATATAGAATTAAAGTATAACGGTCCTTCTAACATTAATATATGCAGAAATTGTCTTATTGACGTCATCTCCACTTTTCGAAAAAAGACGGTGATAAAATGACAATAGCTTTTGTGGACTGCAACAATTTAGGGTACAGAGCATTTCATACTACCGGAAGCCTCACGCACGGATCAGATTTAACCGGCGTTGCATATGGTTTTATAAATCAACTTTTCACATTTTTCAAGCATGCTCCCTATGGCACTGAGCCTGTGTTTTGTTGGGATTCAAAACATTCCTTGCGTAAAAAAATATATCCTGATTATAAAAAACGTGATGAGCAAACAGAGGAAGCAAAAGAAAGGCGGTTAGAATTATATGCTCAGTTCGATGCTATCCGTGAAGATATACTCCCGGCATTAGGATGGCAGGGCCGCTGTTGGATACGTGACGGCTATGAAGCTGATGACCTAATGGCATGGGGTGTGGATGGCAATGATAATGTTCGTGATAAATTGACGATTATTGTTTCGGGGGATGAGGATTTATACCAGTGCCTCTATCAGGATGGAATTAATGAGACTGTGATTTTCAATCCTGGAAAGAATGAATTTTACACAGAAGATCAATTGCGAAATGATTATTACGTTATTGGCGACCAATGGCATATCGTTAAGGCTATTGCCGGTTGCAAGTCTGATAATGTGCCGGGGGTCATGGGCGTTGGAGAAAAGACGGCTATCAAATTCCTTCATGGTAATCTGAAATTGACAGATAAAAAGCGAATGGCAATAGAAATCTTCAAGAAATCCCCCGAATACCGTCGTAATTTGAAACTCGTAAAACTTCCCTTTGGTAATTGGGACGAACAGGAAGAAGTATTCATAATCCCTAAAGTAACTTTAAAAAAACAGGATTTCCTTGCAGTGTTTGAAAAGTACGGGATGAATAGTTTCATTAAACGCATGGATGAAATATCAAATTTGTTGGGGTTGATTTAGGAAATGCCGGTTGAATTGTATAATGAGTTTAAGAATAACAAAAACAAAGGGGGGGGGAATGAGATGCAGATTTTAAATAGATTTAGTGGAAATGTTATTTTTGAGTTGGAAACGGACAGTATTAGAGTTTGTGTCAAGGCTGCTATTAAAGCAGATGCTAACCTGAGCGGTGCTAACCTGATCCGTGCCAACCTGAGCTACGCCAACCTGAGCGGTGCTAACCTGAGCGGTGCTAACCTGAGCGGTGCTAACCTGAGCGGTG